TCAAGCGGGAGTGGTGGAAAATATGGGAAGACGCTGAGCCGCCTAAATGTGAATACATTATAATGTCTTTAGACACAGCGTCGGAGAGAAATACTCGCGCTGATTTTACGGCGCTCACTACCTGGGGAGTGTTCTTCAATACAGAGGATGAAGCGTACAATATTATTCTACTCAATTCCATCAAGCGACGGCTGGAGTTTCCTGAGCTGAAAGTGCTGGCTCTGGAGCAGTACAATATTTGGGAGCCTGACTCGTTAATAGTGGAGAAAAAGAGTTCTGGTATCGCTCTGTACCAGGAGTTGCGCCGGATGGGTATCCCTGTTTCGGAGTATACTCCACATCGGGGCACCGGGGACAAGACAGCTCGGTTAAACTCCGTGGCTGACATCGTGAAGTCGGGGCTGGTCTGGATGCCTCAGAAGCGTTGGGCGGAAGAGGTCGTTGAAGAGATTGCTGGGTTCCCGTTCATGTCAAATGATGACTTGGTTGATAGCACAGTGATGGCACTGATGCGCTTCAGACAGGGTGGGTTCATACGCTTACCGTCTGACGAACCAGAACCTATAAGGTATTTCAAGTCGCGCAAGGGGGCAGGGTATTACTAATGGCACTAATACCAGAACTAGAAGAACACATATTCAAGGGATCTCCCGAGGCTAGGGGCGTGCTTACTAAGGCTGCAAACAAGATGTCTGAAGCACAACAGCGAGAATTTCTAGCGTCCCTCCAGCACGGCGATTCAGAGTTCCAAATGGAAGTTGCTCCTTACATGCCGAAAGGTTCAACGATTGATCCGTCCCGCGCTAGGTTCAAAGTGCCCCCAGAAGGGGAAGAATTTAGTCTGCGCGGTGTGACTACTAAAGATGTTACAGATCCTGAAGAACTTAATTTGGGAGACTTTGGTTATGACATTAATCTTGAACCTAATACAGTAACCGTCTTCAACGCGGTGAACGCAAATCCGCGTATTTATGCTCATGAGTATAGGCACCTTGAAGGCACTGACGGCTCCCCATCTATCCGTAATGAGCTTCTAAATAGAATACAAGATCTGATGGCATCACAAAACTTGAAGGAGCTTAAAGCCAACATTCGGGGGGTGGTTGGGGCCATTTCAGAAGACGTAAGCGGAAGACGGGACATTCAGGTAGGTAAGTTCTATAGTGACATGCACGACGCGACATTCACCGCTAGTGAAGAAGAAATCATCGAAGATGCAAAAAGATTGATTCAATCACCGCTGGTTGTAGGACCTATGGACGATCTCTATTGGAAGACACTGCTGTGGGAAGGGCGTATACCTGCTCACTGGAAGTCACGAGTTCCTGATATTAGAAAGAAGGGCGCTTTAGGGCACTATTTCAAGAGAAAGGTCTTAGGAAATACTGATGCTACTGAAATGCCTAGAGATTTCCGTAAAGGCGGACGCGTAAGACTAATTTAGAGACAGATTATGGGAGGCATCTAGCGACGACGATGATGCATGGAGTTAAATATGGCTATAGATAAACCACTTAGAACACCAGACATAGACGAAGAGGCTCTTGAAGAAGAGAACGTTCTAGAATTTGAGCTTCCTGAAGAGGAAGCTAACGAGATTATAGAGTTAGAAGATGGTGGGGTGGAAGTAATATTTGAAGACGAAGATGCAGATGACGATCTGGTAAATGCTCCGTTTGAAGCTAATCTTGCTGAGTATATGCCGGAAGATAAACTGAATTTGCTTGCTGCTGATATTTCAGAATTGGTTGAAGCAGATATAGTAGCTCGTAAAGAATGGGTAGACGCGTACATATCTGGGCTTGAAGTACTTGGGTTTAAATATGAAGAGCGTACTGAGCCTTGGAATGGTGCTTGTGGTGCCTACTCTAACGTTTTAGCAGAGGCAGCTATTCGGTTCCAAGCAGAAACGATGAGCGAAACGTTCCCCGCGATGGGTCCAGTGAAGACTAAAGTTCTTGGGGATGAGACGAAAGAAAAAGAGGAAGCAGCTAATCGTGTAAAGAGTGATATGAACTACGAACTCACTGAAAACATGGTTGAGTATCGTCCTGAGCATGAAAGGTTACTATTTAGTCTTGGTTTAGCTGGGTCTGCGTTCAAGAAAATTTATTTTGATCCTAACATCGGTAGACAGACAGCAGTTTATGTAGCTGCTGAAGATGTCATTGTTCCTTATGGGGAATCCCAGATTGAAAATGCAGAGCGTGTTACACACGTTATGCGTAAGACTAAAAATGAGCTGAAGAAATTACAGGCTAACAAGTTCTATAGAGATATAGATCTCGGGGAGCCAGAAAAATACCGTACAGATGTTGAAGAGCAAAAAGCTAAGGATAGTGGGTTTGTTCTTACCGAGGATAATCGTTATGCATTATATGAGGTGCATGCGGATCTTATAATTGAAGACGATCTAGATGATGAAGATGCTATTGCTAAACCTTATGTTGTGACTATAGAGCGTGGCAACAATGAAATGTTAGCGATTAGGCGTAATTGGCGGGAGGAAGATGAGAAGAAGCTAAAGCGACAGCACTTCGTGCATTACGTGTACATACCAGGATTTGGGTTTTATGGACTTGGGTTGATACATATTATAGGTGGGTATTCGCGGGCTGGGACATCGTTGATTCGTCAGTTGGTTGATGCGGGTACGCTATCTAACTTGCCTGGGGGGCTGAAAGCACGGGGGTTACGTATTAAAGGGGAAGATACTCCTATTGAGCCGGGGGAATGGCGGGATGCTGATGTTCCTGGGGGTACGATAAGGGATAACCTTATGGCTATGCCATATGGGGAGCCTAGCGCTACACTACATGCGCTACTAACTGAGATAACTGCTGAGGGAAGAAGACTTGGGGCTATCAGTGATATGAACGTCTCTGATATGTCTGCCAATGCTCCTGTCGGTACCACACTTGCTTTGTTAGAACGAACCTTAAAACCTATGGCTGCTGTTCAGGCGCGTGTTCACTACACGATGAAACAGGAGTTTAAGCTGCTCAAGAAAATCATATCTGAGTATGCTCCCCAACAGTATGCCTATGTTCCAGAACGTGGGGAGATGTCTGCTAGAGTCTCTGACTACGCTATGGTTGATGTTATTCCTGTTAGTGACCCTAATAGTTCTACGATGGCTCAACGGGTGGTACAGTATCAAGCTGTACACCAACTATCGCAGTCTGCTCCACAAATTTACGACCTACCTCAGTTGCATCGTCAGATGATAGAGGTTCTTGGTGTAAAGAACGCGGATAAACTCGTGCCTATATCCGAAGATACGTGGCCTGTTGACCCAGTGAGCGAGAATATGAATGTGCTTGTTGGGAAACCAATTAAAGCGTTCATCTATCAGGACTCTGATGCACACATAGCAACGCATACTGCGTTCATGCAAGATCCTATGATTGCGCAGACAATTGGACAGAATCCACAGGCACAGCAAATAATGGCGGCTCTACAAGCGCACATAGCAGAACATTTAGGATTCCGCTACCGTAGAGAAATGGAAGAGAAACTCGGGGTTCCGTTACCAGCACCTAATAAGCCCCTGCCTGAAGAACTTGAGGTTAACCTTGCGCGTATGATGGCTGATGCTGGTAAACAAGTAACGCAGAAGCATATGCAGCAAGCTGCGCAGCAAGAAGCGCAGAAGAAGGCTGAAGACCCAGCGTTCCAGTTAGAGCAAGCTAGGATGCAACTGGATCAAGCTGAGCAACAACGGAAACAAATGAAAGATGCTTCAGACGCTGAGATAAAGGTTGCAGAACAGAGACGCAAGGAAGCTAAAGATAGAGTGGATGCGTTGGAGAAAGCAGAGAAAGTTCGTTTAGCAGAATTGGAATTGATGCTGGGACAAGATAGTGATAAACGAAAGGATGCTATTACTGTACGGCAGGCGGATAATGCGCTCGATGTAGAAGTAGCAAAAATGGTGCAGGGTACTAAAACTAGCCCCAGTAAGGAGGGATAATGGCACGAACAGTATTTGAGGTACTTTCTGACGAGATAAAAGAGGCGGCGGTTGCCCGCACTGTTTATTTGTCTGAGGGAGGAGCGAAAAACTACCCGGCGTACACTGAAGCTATTGGGTATATTCAGGGTATGAATGAGGCGCTGCGCCTTGTACAAGAGCTAGCCCGAAATTACGCAGATGGAGACGATGATGAATGAGTTAGTTCCCCTATCAGATGGGGAGTTTGAACAGCAAAGACCTAAACCTGTGGGGTATCACTTACTTGTTGCACTACCACAAGTGAATGAAACGTATGACGGTACGGAGATTCAGAAGACCCCTACAGAAAGGCATAATGAAACTATTATGTCTATTGTTGGACTTGTGATGGACATAGGCAGTACGGCGTATTTGGATAAGGAGCGATTCCCCACTGGCCCTTGGTGTAAGGAGGGTGATTATGTGCTGTTTCGTGCTAATTCAGGTACAAGGTTTAAAATAGAGAATGTTGAGTATCGTTTGATGAACGATGATTCAATTGAAGCAGTAGTGCCCGATCCTCGTGGGATAACGAGAGCATAGGAGTGTAATCATGCCAAAACAGCAAGTGGGACATACAG